CCTACGGGCATCCCTGCCGGTCTGAGACGCCCGGAGAGCCAGTCTGGTAGAATGGGGCTATCTGACGCCTGGGAGGATAGAGAGGATGCCCACGCCTAAGCCAGAACTACCACCTAATGGCGCTCTGGAGCCTTCCATCTGGGAGGGGAGCGACCCAGGTGATTACGGAGTAGACCTAGACTTATTGCAACCCAACCAGAAGAAGAGTTGGGAGAACCAGAACCGGTATCTTAGGCATTACGCAGATGTGAAGGTAAACTCGATAGCGGCGGACAGGGCGGGGGTGAGTGCGGGAACGGCGAAGGCGTGGTATACGAACGACGTATTGAGGTTCAAGGCGAGGAGGGCGGAGGCGGAGCACAGGTGGAACGACAGGTTGGAGGTATTTGCGTGGGAGAGGGTAAAGAGGCAGGGGGATAACGTGAGTCCGATTCTTTTGATAACGTTATTGAACTCGAATCTGCCGAACAAGTACCGGCCTGCGGCGGCTATGAGTGACGAGCAAGCGAAGGAGACGATGCAGAAGATACGGGAGTACATCCGGGCAGGGGGGAAGAAGGGGAAGAAGAAGGAAGAGGAAGAGATTGAGGAGATGACGCCCTCGGTATAAGAAAGGAGAGGAATGGCCATACTGGAAACGTACACCAGCCCCAACTCAGCCAGGGACTCCGAGGACTTGACTCCTTCGCCATGGGCGCGCTAACATCGCGCCCATGGATTCCCAGACAATAAGAAAGCCCCTGGCGTCACTTCCAGGGGCCTCTTACATATCGTGGGAGGACACGATACGGGGTACAAGCCCCAGTATCGTAACTCCCACCAGCCGATAAAGTCAAGCTGACTAACTGACTTCTGGCTGGCCCGCAGATAGCCAGCCAAGGAAAATAAATAAGCTGCTCCGGATGAACCCGGTAAGATGTGACACGCAGCGTCTCACTGGTGGCTGCGAGAGGACTAATAGCCCTCCTTGGACGGGGTTCCAGGTAAATATCACCAGGCGGGCCATTATTGTGGCCCAGGGGTGCAAGAGTTTATTTGGCGGGAGGACGCCAGCCAGGGGGGGGGAAGGCCAGCTATGCCTGAGTCGCAGATTCGGCGGGAACAGACGCACTGGAAGAACCTTGTCCGTTGCCCTAACGGCACGCCTCATCACATCATCCTCCAGCCAGATAGCCGCAAGGGCCGGTGCAAGAAGTGCAAGCAATCCCTGTTGATACCGGCCATTCAGCATCAGACTACCCGTTTTAACGTCTAACACTGGTTAATGGTTGCTTTTTGGCTCCTTCCTTGGTTTAATGCGGTTTACCGTAATGCTGGACTTTGGTAGACACCTCTGGATATTTTTGGCGTGCTCCTTCCGTGTATACCGGGAGGGTGAGGCCGTCGCCTTTCCGGGCTGTACGATGGTGATGGAAGGGAATTACTTTGCTTGGCCGCGCTGGAGGAAGGTGTTATCCAGGGTGGTGGTAGTGCCTTATGGGTTATTCCAGGGTGCGCACTGGACGTTGAGCCGGATGGTTCACCGGCCTTGGTCACCACATGAACATGTCGAGCCGAGGTATTACTGTGTGTCGCTGGCTGAGATGTTTAACTTAGGGTGCACGATGGCCTCTCACCACATCCTGCCTGTTGCGTGGGCCGTGGAGTTCGATAAGCGTGGTTAGATACACCTACCGCCAGTTCACCGATGCTCCCAGCTTCGGCCCGTTGACCGTCCGGTGCGCGGGATGCAAACAGCAGGTCAAGGGCTTTGAGAGCGCCGTTGGCTCCGCCGGTTTCTACCGGCTGGTAGGCCCCTGGAAGAAGTATGGGACGGCGGAGCAAGCGGGGAAGGTGCTCTGTGATTCATGCATGTGGCGGAGAAAGAAGTACAAGGAAGACTTCGGCATCCCCTGCCAGCAATACGCGCAGCTAGACCCGCCTTAAGGAGAATTATGAACGAAATCGCATTTCTAACGGAAAATGAGTTCGCCGTCAAAGTTGGCGTGTCCTTATCTACCATCCAGCAGGCGATGAAGGCCGGGAGGGTGCCGTATGTGAAGCTTTCCGCACGGAAGAGGTTCATCCCGGAGAACGCCCTGGCTATTATGATGGGGGAAGCCATTGAGGTGCGTTGGAGGGACATGAAATCCCCGCAGCCTCTGGGCCGGAGCGGTTAGTGGTTGGGCACGCTCCTCTTGGCGATAGCGATGTTAGCCCTGTTTTGCCTGGCGTATGGGATAGGCCAGGCGCTCCGGTGATTGAAGGGCACACCGAGGACTGTGGTGGGGTGTACTGGCTCTCCAGGCGGCGGTTCGGTCGGTGGTGGATATATGCCTGTCGGGACTGTGGCAGAGACGTAAGGAGGGAGAAGATAAATGGCTAAAGATGAGATACCGCCGCTCTTTGACCCTACAATCATTAAGAACGCTATTGTGGCGCAAGATAATGGGCCGTATAAGAAGAAGAACAAGCCTACCAAGGTCAACCCGCACCGGGGGGCCTACGACCGGATGATACGGGAGCAGTTTGGTGACAAGATGGTAGACAAAGCCAACGCGGCGGCGGCGGCTTCCAGCGCCGCCGCCGGACAGCAGAGTGTGAAGCTGGCGATTTCGGGCTATGCCAACCTTCATATCATGAATTCAGCGGGTGTGCCGTTAGTGTCTGCTGAGCAGGCGCAATCCGTGTTGGGCAAGAATGTTACAGAGCAGGCCATCTCTAAGAAACCACACCTTCAGATGCTGATAATACACTCTGGTGTGAATCTTAAGGACTTACCGAAGCCATCTAAAAGTCCGTGCTGTAAGCCGCCGCAGCCGAGCCATTTTCTTATGACTGAGGTGAAGCTGACGGGCGTCCCGGGTGGGCTGTTTGCCTGCGCAGGGTGTATCCAGGACTGGCTGAAGAAGCACTATGGCGAATATTTGGATTACGTGGGGAAGGTGCAGATTGGAAAAACGGTGGACTTCCTGTTGGAGTAGGATATAATTCGGAGTGGAGGCTTCCGCAGCGGCCTCCATCACCTCCTTACAGCCCCCTGTCGTTGTTCCCTCACCGGCAGGGGGTTCTCTTTTTAACCCCGTTTGCTATAATCGCCACCGTGATAGCTGTTGGCAAGAGAGTCATGGTGGTGTATCCAACGCTCTCCGAAGAGGGCGATAAACACACGTCTCTTTTCCAGCACTGTGTGGGCATGGTAGTGGAGAACGGCCTGAACGCCCTGGTGAAGATACGCTTGGAGGAGCCGATTCAGAAAGTGGGGGAAGCGCCTCAGTGGGAGTATTTCTACGAACAGGCGGACTTTCTAGCGGAGGTTAAGGAGGATGGCCACCAAGATGAGAGGGAAACGGACGCGGATGCTGCGGTTGAGCGACTACCGGGTTGAGAGTGTGGAGGAGGGGTACTACGCTCTGGTGGGTGCTGTGATTAAGGTTGGTCTTCATCAGCCCGAATATCCAAGGAAGCAGGCTGGCAGAGGCGAAAGTCGCTTTCTCTGGACGAACCCACACCCTGATTGGGCCAGGAGCCGGTGTGGGCGGGAATGGCTGGGGATGGTTGGGCTGGAGCCGGATGTCGTGTACCATAGGGCTGGGGGCGAGGAGTCTTATCAGCCTATCGGCGGCTGTGTGTGCTACAGATACGCCGGGAGGCGGCGAAAGGAGCGTTCTGATGCCTCTTAAGCGTGGCTCATCCCGGAAAGCTATCGGGAAGAACGTAAGGAAGCTAAAACGCGAGGGCCGCCCTACGAAGCAAGCCGTCGCTATAAGTCTTTCCAAAGCGGGCAAGTCCAGGGGGGGGAAGGCTAAGAATAAGTAGCTGACCACCGCTACCCAGGATGTCCAGGAGGCTCTGTTTGAGGCGGTTAAGTTCGCCCCGACAGATGCCCAGCGGCCCATATTAGAGTCCCGCCAGCAGTTCACCATCGTTACCGGAGGTGAGCAGGCTGGCAAATCCATTTGTGCTTCTAAATATTTCCTTTCCCGGTTTGGTGAGGTGGATGAGGAGCCAGCCATTTACTGGTTGGTTTCCGCCGATTATGAGGGGAACCGGCGGGAGTTTGAATATATCGCCTCGGATATGCAGGCGATATTCGGCAACAACGCCAAGACCACCAAAAGGCTAGACCCAGGCCAGATTGAGGTGTTCGGTGCTAACACCGACGCCAAGCCGATGCTGGTGGTGAAATCCAAGTCTGCCAACGACCCCTCCAAGCTCCGGATGGAAGCCCCGCGTGGGATTATCGTCTGTGAGGGTGCGGGTCTTGATTTGGAGTCCTTTGAGCGCGTTATAGGCCGCGCCGCGCCAAAAGATGCCTGGGTGTTCATTTCGGGAACACTGGAAGGCTCGTTGGGATGGTATCCGCAGGTGGCGGAGGCGTGGAAGCATGAGGAGGGCTGCGCCTCCTTCCGGCTCCCTTCGTACACTAACGTCTATCTCTACGAGGGAGGTATCAACGACCCGAAAATCCAGCGCCTCAAGAGGCTGTCCTCTGACACCTTCTTCATGGAGCGGATTGAGGGCCGGGCGGTGCCGCCGAAGGGCTTGGTATTCCCTGAGTTCAACGCCAACTATCACGTCAAGAACATCTCTTACGTGAGGGGCGAGCCGGTCTATCTTTGGATTGACCCTGGGTATGCGGGGGCCTACGCGGTGGAGGTAGCCCAGGAGATAAACGGCCAAATCTGGATAATTGATGAGATTTACGAGCGGTTTATTACCGATGACATTATCGGCATCGCCGTGAATAAGCCTTGGTGGTCAGATGTGCGTGGTGGGGCTATTGACATCTCTGGAACGTATCACCAGGCGATGCCCGCTCCGGCGGAGGTGTGGCAATCCAAGGCCCAGGTGTATCTCCGGAGCCAGAAGATACCGATAAACCAGGGCACGGAACGCCTAAAGAGTTTCCTTAAGTTCGACCCGCTCCGGAACTGGACAAGCATCGTGATAGCGCCTCACTGCCAGGGCGTGCTCTCTGAGATGGGGGTGGCGCTCAACCCCCACACGGAGCAGCTACAGGCATACCGCTGGCGGTTGGATAGAAATGATAACATCATAGGACAAGAGCCTGAAGACCGTTTCAACCACGGCATCAAGGCCATAATTTACGGGTTGGTGGACAGGTACGGCTACGTAACTAGCCAGCACCGCCAGCGCGTACAGATGAGGAGTTGGGGTGGCATCGCTACCAGACGAAATCCGCGAACGGGTAGATAGGCACCACCGGCAGACCAGCGCCCTCCGGGATAGGATGAGGGCTGATGAGAAGCTCTTCATGCTGGAGCGGACGGCGGATGATGCACCCGCCGATTACGGCTTCTATACCTCCAATATGCCCAAGGTTGTCGCCAAGAAGATAATCGCTTGGATTACCCAGGCTGAACTTATCGTCTCGATCAGCCACCCCGGTGACCTAGAACACCAGCGGATGATAGACGATGCTAAGGAGATGTTCCTCACCGGGGCGTTGGAGATGGCGGATGGTCGGCTCAGAAAGCGTGGTCGGCTACGGAGCCAGTTGGCTTGGTACGTTACCGTCCGTGGTGGTGTGGTGGGGCGGGCACTTCTCCGTACAGACCGGCACGAGAATACTTTTGCCGACATTATGCCCTGGGACATCCTCCACACCTATTGGGAAGTGGGTGGGGATGGGGAGTTGGATTGGGCTTGTAATAAGCTCAAGAAAACCAAAGGGGCTATCATGGCGGAGTACGGTCTCCGGCGGTTGACTCTGCCGGATGACCAGGGGATGGATGTGGGGATAGATGTCTACGATTACTACGACCGAAATATTAACGCCGTGGTCATGGATGGGCGGATTCTGAAGAAGCGCACATCTCACGGGGCGGATAAAGTGCCGGTGTTCTTTGCGCCAGTAGAGACCGCACCGATGATTCAGCGCGATTCCGCTAACGATATGATTGATGCGTACATGGAGTCCATTTTTGAGGAGAACCGTGGCATCATTCCGAAGAACAACCAGCTTATGTCGGCGGTATTCGACCTGGTGCTCAAGACCCGTGACCGCTCCTGGGTACTCACCTCGCGGGATGGCTCCAAGGTGCTTGAGAGCGACCCCAACCGCTCGTCACTGGAGATTGCGCTGGCGGAAGGGGAGTCGCTGGAACCCGTGCAAGTGGCGGAAATGTCACAACGCTTGGGTGACATTCTTGGCCTAATCTCTGGGGAGATGCAGCGGGGCGGGCTTTCCCACGCCGTCTTCGGGGAACTTCAGTTTCAGCTTTCCGGCTTCGCCATCAACTCTCTGAAGCAAGGCGCGGATACGGCGCTTACCCCGCGTCTGGATGCCGTCCAGAACGCCTACGAGCAGATTCTGGACATCATAGCGGAGATGTACGGCTCTGAGAGGTTCTTTGAATTCGCCATTCCGTGTAAGAACATCCGCAGCGAGACCAAGATTATCCCCGCCTGGGTGGTGCGGGAGGGGTGCCATCCGGAGGTAAAGCTCATCCCGCAGCTACCGGAAGACGATATGACCAAGATAACGGTGGCACAGATGCTCAGGGAGGGGCCTGTACCTCTGGCGGACGATACGTATATTCGCGAGAAGATAATGCGCTTCCCGGAGACGAGCGTGATAGCCGATTCGGTGAAGGCGCAGCTAGGGGAGCGGATGCTGCCGGAGACCACGCTCTACACGATGGGGATGGCGCTGGCGGAGCGTGGTGAGCCTATGCTGGCCCAGATGTATTTTGACCAGCTAATGATGCTCTACCAGCAGCGGATAGTGCAGATGCAGATGATGGGCATGGTGGGTGGAGGACTTTTCCAGGGTAACCAGATAAATGGAGGCGGGGTGAGTCCTGGTGGGCCAGCGCCAGAGGTCTTCTCCAACTCTGCCCAGGGAGCGCCCCCGTCGCCCAGGCAATCGAATAATTCCAACGCGGGCGGGCCTACCCTCCCAGGTCAGGCTAGGCCGGGGGCGCAGGCCAGTATGGAGCAACGCCTGGCGGGTATTGGCCTTACGGGGCCTAGAGGCTAATGGTCGGCTTTAGTTCACCATCTGTATCTGTTCGGGACATCCTGGCTCTGCCTGACAACGGGCTGTATGACAAGTTCGGGCTTATTCAGTCCTTACTTCTGGACAGAGGGCACACGGAGGCGGATGCGACGGCACGGGCCACCGCTATTATGGAGGCGCAGGGAACGGCTCCAGATGTGGCGTCACTGGGTCTTCAGCTGGGTACGGGATTTGGTGAGCCTCCTCCGGTGACGGTGACGGCTCCGACAGATGAAGGGGGTGGTGACTTTGGCGCTCAGCCTCCCCCGCCCCCTGGCCCTAATTACGCTGCCTTGGATGCTCTCTGGGCACAGCGCCTCCTTATCTCAGCGGAGGCGTTGAAGACATTAGCCCTATCTTTGGGGCTGCCTGCTTCTGAGTACGACGCCTGGCGTGAGTCGAACATCCGGGCTGAGATGGATGCTCCTAAACCAACAGTACAGGGAGAAGTCTCGGAGCGAGTGCAAGACCTGCTAAGAGGCAATACCTTCCATGCCATTATGGATAGCTACAGTGCTCACCTGCGCGGGGAGCAGGGTATGGGTCGCGAACAGGCGGTGAATAGCCTGCTGGCTCTTGGTTTCCCCCAGGGTGGCGTTGACGATATGCTGAGAGCCAAGGAAGAGCAGCCACGCAATCAGCCGCCCACGGTGCTGACGCCGCAGAACGTGCAAGACCTTCTGGCGCTGGATGACCTAACGGTCGATGAAGCGTTGGCGGAGTTGGGACTCTATTATGAAAGCCAGGGGTCATCGTCGTCCCGGGCGGAGGAATTGTCTCAGCAGTTTCTAACGCAACTTGGGTTAGATGTTACGGAAACAGGCGGACTAGCGGAGCTAAGCGCGGAGGCGGCGGAGGACGATAAGCTCGTTGAGCTGTTTCTGGCGCTACAGCATATTCAGACTCGCCATTCCCGGACGCCGTACACGGACTTCAATACGCTCCGTGAGGATGTGCGGCGGGAGTTCTTTGACTTCTCGCCAGGTGGTACATCTGGCGGGGCCAGGTTCTTGGCGCAGCAACAGGCAGACCGGTGGGCGGATGAACTATTCTACGAACGCGACCCTGTACCGAAGACCGCATTGGATGATAGCATGGGTGGCGTAGCGGCCCTTGGTGTAGGCGATATAGGAGGCAGAGACATGACCAGCTTTTTCAGGGCACCTTCGGCGACGGGACTACCTACACAAACAGACCCGTTCCGTCAGTTTACGGAACAGCGGTTTGGCCTTACGCCGGGTGGGCGGCGTGACCAGTTCAACGCCTTCGCCTTTGGTGGGGCATCCCCCTTTGATTTCAACCCGGCCACGCGAGGTGTTGTGGCGGGGCAGTTCCCGGACATATCGGCGCAGTTCCAGCTTCAAAACATCTTGAATCCGGGGGCTGTCCAGTCGTCTAACTTCGCAGACTTCTTGCGTGGTGGGAGCCTCCCGTTTAACCGGAGTGCTGTGCCTGCTAGGTTTGACGAACTGGCGGACCTCTTCACGCAAGGGGAGGTTAGCAATGCTCAACAGGCACAGCTAGCCGCGCTATCCGACCCGGCTGTAGCCAGGGAGATGATTTTGGCTAATGCGCGGGGTCAGGTGAACCCCTTCCTCGCTCCCTTCGCCGAAGATATAGCGGCCAGCCGGTTGGCGACGCTTCAGGCGGGCGCTGACATATCCGGAGAGTCGCTCTTCCGGCGATTCCTGGGCGCTACTGGGCACATCTAAATGGCTAACTTCTTCCAGCAGGGCTTCGAGGACTTCCTGGAGACCAGCCCACGGGTTGGCTTCCAGTCGTTCCAGAACCAGTTTGGCGGGTCGCCTAACCAGCGTCGGTTCTTTGAGTCCCAGTTCGCGCCCATCCATAACCGTTTCCTGGGTGTCTTGGGGCAGCAGATACTTGGTGGGGAGGCTCCCACCGCCCGCTTCGCCACGCAAGACCCCTTCCGCCCAGAGCAATCATCCTTCCTGGAGGGAGGTTTCCCCGACCAGTTTGCGGGCTTTGACGCCTTCTTTGGCGCACAGCCCCCGTCTTTCGCGGGCCGTCAGCAGGCCCGCTTTAATCCTCAAGCACAGTTCTTCTTCTAATGCCTGAACCTCTCGATGAGGAACGGCGCAGACGGCTTATTGAGAAGTTAGAACGCCTCAAGCAGCCCGGCGGTGGTGAGTCCCCTGTAGCGACTTTGGAGCAACCTGCTCCGACTCAAGGTGCAGGTCAGCCAACAGCACAGCCAACAGCAAAGCTGCCGCCTGCCCTCTCACGTCAAGAACATCTCTTACGTGAGGTTAGTTTGTTAAACCGGGTGCTTTATGATGAGACGACTGGCCGTATTCGCCCGGAGCTAGCTGAGGTAGCTCGTGCTGGGCATGGCCAGTTTGCTCCTGAAGTCTTAGATGCCTTTATGACGCGGGTGCCCGCTTACCGCGACCTATCTAGTCAGGAGCGGCAGCAGTTCCTACAGAGCCGGTGGGCACAGCGGCGCATGGTCGGTGCGCCGCGTCATTTGACAACTCAAGACATTCCTGCCGAGGGGAAGCTAGGTGAACTTTTCGGACACGGATTTGGTGTTGACTTGCTTATCGGTGGGCCGACAGCCGGGGGTGTTTTCCGTGGCTTGGGACGGGGTGCCGCCGCAGCGAGCGCTGCTGCCGCCGGAGGTAGTGGACTACGACAGCTTGGCTTTCAAGGTCTGGCGGGTGCTGCCCGCGTGGGGCAGGTGGGTGCTGCGATTCCTGCTGGCGCGGAGTTCCTCCTGGGGCTGCCTTTCAAAGCCGGTGCGCGATTAGCTGGTGGTGCCCTCCGGCCAAGTCCACCCGTGAGTACGACGCGGCAGGCACCAGTGCCGATTCGCACGCAAGGGCAAGTGCGTGCTGCCCGCCAGGAGCTACTCCGTGAGCCGCCACGTATTCTGACACCAGCGGAGGAGGCGCTCCAGCGCATTCCTCCCGGTGGCCAGCGCCCACTACAGGAGTTCGTCCCTGGGCCGGTAGAACCTCCACGTATAGTTCCGCAAGATATAGGACGTGTGGCTCCATTTCATGTAGTGCGCGAGCGAACATCTGCGGAAGAGGTCGTAGAGCAAGCGTTTAGAGGTATCCTCCAGAGGTCGCGGGTGGCCCAACCGGGGCGAGTAGGTGGTGTGGCGCGTAGAACCGCTGAACCTATGCCTATTGAACCTGTGACACGAGCGCAGCGGTTGCTTGATGCTATCAATGCTATGCCTGCAAAACAGCTAGACGAAGCTATTGACGCAGCAATGAATGACATTATAGAGATTGTGCCAACTCATCTAGGCAAGCGTGGAAAGCCGATAAAAAGTACGAGGTATTGGCCTCAATACAAAGATAAGGGTATTTATAAGGGCTTGCCAGAAGTAGGATACCCTGCTCAAAGGCGCATCACGGGTTCTACCTACTCGCGTAGCGAAGGCAGTGTTACACCGGAGGGTGCGCGAGACCATGTTAGGGATGTACTTTTCAAGCGAACACTGGAGCAGCCTGCACAATTTACTCGCGTGGGCATAGCCGACAATATCTATACTGACGCGTATGCGGTACGTGAGGCGCTTATCCGAACTGGTAAGTTTCAGTTGGCTGGTCAAACCCCGCGTCAGCCATTAGTTCATACACCAAGTCAATTAAGACCTGGGGTTACAACGGTGGCGCCTGCCCCAACTCCTTTGGGCCGTCTCTTCCAGCCCGAACGTGCTCGCCCTCAGCCGCTAACACCTGCGGAACAGACCGTGGAGCGGGCGTTTGCGAGGCCGCTCCGCACGGCTACACGCCGGGGCGAAGATGCTGTTGAAGAGGTGCGCCGGATTGCTTTGGGAGAGCGTACGCCTCAGCGCCAGATAGCGCATCTTGAGGCTCGTGAGGCTGGGCTGAAGCTGACAGCGCCTGGCCTGGGTAATGCAGGCCGGAAGAAGCTGGGGTATGTGAGAGACGTGCTGGGTAAGTTGCGTGGTGGTGGTACTGGTGGCGGTGCGCAGCCGCCTACTGGGGTTGCAGGAGCGGTGCCAGACCCTGCTCAGCCGGATGTGGTGAATAAGCTCACCGCCCTTATTAAGAAGGCCAAGCCGCTGGATGTTAAGCGCCGGGGCACTGAGCGGGCACGCCTGCGACAGCGTGTGGCAGCAGCGGGTGAGCGTCTAACGAGAGGCGCAGATGCCACAAGGGCGCTTGGCCGTGCCCGTGGTGCTATGGCGGGGCCACTACGTGAACCGTCGTTCCTGCCGCCGCAAGAGGGTTTGACGGGCCTTGAGGTGAATCAACTCAAGGACATGGTGCGTTATTCTGATGAGACCTTGCTCAACATCCTCCAGGCGGATGATGGGTTGAAGAATATCTTGCTTGGGAGCGTTCCCCAGCGGAGCCAGCTAGTCATTCTGGAGCGTATCTTTGGCACACAGTTTGCCAAGGCGGTGCTGGGACAACGCTCTCTTGGTGCGAAGTCGTGGGAACTGGCGATGAATATTTGGAACTTCCCCCGTTCGCTCGTTACATCTCATGACTTGTCTGGTCCGCTACGGCAGGGAGCCCTGCTGATTGGCCATCCTCAGCGGTTCCTCCAGAATCATGTGCCGATGTTCAAGGCGTTGATGAGGGAGGCGAATGCGCAGGCAACGGACCGAGGAATACGGGCGCATCCGAACTGGGGCGCAGCGCAGCAGGCCGGCCTGTTTATCGCGGACATGAGCCGTGGTGTGGGGGCGGGCCTGGCGCAGCAAGAAGAAGTGTTTATGTCCCGTTGGGCCCGGAAGCTGCCTCTCATCCGCCCCTGGGCGCGGGCGTATACAACCTTTCTTAATAAGCTCCGGTTTGACGTGTGGAACGACGCTTACCAAGGGTGGGTGCGACAGGGGCTGGATAAAGACACGCTGGCCCGCAACGCACACTCGTGGGCTAAGTGGGTTAATCGAGCGACGGGCCGTGGCCCGCTGGGGCCGTTGGAAGAAATAGCGCCTGTATTGAACGGCATATTCTTCGCGTCGCGTCTTTTCACCTCTCGGTTTACCGCGCCGATGATTTGGCAGTACCCCGGTGTGCGGCGGATGGTGATGAAAGACCTGGCGGTGTTCGTGGGCACTGGGCTTGGCGTGCTATCTCTGGCTAAGCTATCTGGGAAGGCGGACGTGGAGCTTGACCCTCGCTCTGCGGACTTTGGCAAAATTAGGATTGGGGCCGTGCGGATTGATTTCTGGGCGGGCTATCAGCCTGTTGCCCGCTACGCCGCACAGATAATTGCGGGTCAGACTAAGGGCGTTGGCACGAAACAGGTACGCGATGCCGACCGATTTGATGTCTTTATGAGGCTTATCCGCTCTAAGCTAGGCCCGCCCGTTGGTATGGTTGTGGATGTGGCAACTGGAACCAGCTTCATTGGCGAAGCGATTACCCCACAGATGTCCGCCATTCAGCGGGAGACGTGGAATCATCTCACACCTCTGTTCATCCAAGACCTGATTGACGCCATACGAGAGGAGGGTCTCCTTGGGGGCTTGGTGGCATCGCCTGGAATGTTCGGTGCCACCGTCGGGAGCTATAAGACGGTAGATGCTTTCAGTCGCGACTCCAGGGGGGTGGCGTATGGAGCACCTGCTGGCCTATCGGTGGATAGTGGACTGGCTCGCTTTGAGAAGGATGAGGTGTGGGAGGAATACAACGCGGACAGGCCGGAGCATAAGCTCTCTCCGTACACTGAGGAGATAGTGCAGTTGGACGCTGAGGAGATAAAGGCGTGGCAGGGTATCCTGGATGCCCGCCCTCGCCTCCCCAAATCCGATATGGTGGAGCAATACTTCTCCGCTAAGAAAGAGTTTGGGATTCGGCGTGACCAGACGCGGCTTGTTCACTTTGGTCGGGATGCGGAGTTCCCGGCAGCGCGTAACGCCAACGAGAAGGCGCTAGAGGACTACTACGCCGTCCAGGAGGCTATCTTTGGTACGCCGGGCCGCAACCGCAGCCAACAGTGGCGTAGGGCCTTGCGTGACCTGGAATTTAAGTACGGCACGGATTCCGAGGAGTGGTGGTATATCCAGGCTGAGACCAATACTAGGCGTCCTCCTCAAGAGCTATTCCGGCGGCTCCCTGGATGGGAGCGCCGCCGGTTTGAGGACTCAGAGGATGCACGCCGCCGATGGAGGCAAGAGAGACAGTATGTGCGAGTCCGCCAGTAGCCATCAACCGGCTACCAACCAGACTATCTATAAGGCGTGCCGGGAGGAACTTCATCGGCGTGGCATCCGTAAGAACCAGGCCATGAAGGTGGTTCTTAAGGAACAAGGCGGATGTATGGTTGACACTGAGAAAGGAGCTATGCTAGCTTCTAAGCTGTAAGCCCATACAGCACCGCACATGGTCGCAAGGCCCAAAGGCGCGTAAGCCTTTGGGCCTTTTCTATCTGAGGCGATATGACAATCCAGCCATTAAGTACGGAACCCGTAGAAGATACTCCAGCCATCTTTGGGCTGGATGAGATGGCGGACGCGGAAGACCTTAGCTCTACTGGAGTTGACGGCGCTCCTAGTGCAGAGGCTCCGGGCACACCGTCCGCCACGGGAGAAGGTGGTGAGGCGGCTGTGGAGGGAACGCAAGCACCCCCTGCGGCGGATTCTGTCCCGGCTGCCCCACCTGCTCCTGCCCTTCCTTCGCAAGAGCAGTATCTAGCCCAAGAGCTAGCCCGTGAGCGCCAACAGCGAGCCTACCTAGAGCACCAACAGCAGCAGCTACAGATGGCCCAGGAGGCCATGGCGTATCGGCAGCAGCTTGAAAACCAGGGCATCCCGCAAGACCAAGCTGATTATATGTCCCGTGAGCGCCAGAGCTATCGTCTCAGGGAGGTGGAGCTACAAAGGCAGGCACAGTCCCAATCGGAACATCTCCAGGGCAAGATGAACGCGGCCCTCTATTATGCAGCCCGACATCCTGGCGCTGACCCGAAGATGCTTTTCCAGTACGACTCGCCCCAGGCTATGGAGGCAGCGGCGCGTTCAGCCACGGAAATATCCTCATTAAAGAAGGAGATAGCAGGACTCAAACGGGCGCAGGTGCCCGCAGGACAGACATTTGATAATAGCCAACCCTCAGCCGCCGCGCTCAGTGACGATGAGGAGTGGGTGAATACGGTATACGGTGACCCCGATTACGTCGCTTCTCCCGCCGACCATGTGCGGGCAAAGAAGTTCAAAGAAACTCTTCGATAGAGGAGGCAGATAGATGCCAGCAGGCAGAGTACACACTTCGTCCCTAAACGATTCCCTTCCGACCATGATAATGTCGGCCCGCCAGGTGCGGGAGTTCGAGGGAGTTATGTCCCAGCTTGTGGATAAGAAAACGCTGGGGCGGAATATGGGCCTTACCTGGAACGAGATTGACCTGGCCCAGCTTACGGCTCAGAACATCGCTGAGACGCAGACGCTGGATAACCCGCAGCTAATCGTGGACACTCTCTTCTCCATCACCCCCACGGTTGTGGGTATCCAGACCTTCGTATCTGACCGGGTACGCCTTCGGATAGCCAAGCCTGTTGTGTCTCAGATGGGCGGGCTGGCGCAGAACGCCATCCAGCGGCTGAAGGACGAGAACGGCGTCACCGTCTTGGACGGGGCTACTACCTCTTTGGCGGGCGCTGGCACTACCCTCACCTCCGGTCACATCCAGGCTGCCACCCGGCGTATCTCCTCCAACGCCACTGAGCCGGGCAATAAGCCTTACCGCACCGTCCTCCACGGATTCCAGATAAAGGACATTGAGGACGAGATTCGGGCCGGTGTGGGCACGGATGTGCTCACGGAGGGGCTGACTGCCAGGGTGTTCCGGGAGCATTTCGAGGGCATGGTGGGTTCCTCTCAGCTTTATGAGGACGGGAACATCACCATTGACTCCTCAGACGACGCTAAGGGCGGCACCTTCGCACGGGAGGCCATTGTGCTGGTGCAGGGCCGCTCCCCCTGGACGGAGACCCGCCGGGAGCCGCACATCGGCGGTGGTGGGGACAGCGTGTTCATGTACGACGAGTACGCCTACGGTGAGCGCAGTTCGGGCAACTGGCTTCTAGAGTTGTACTCAGATGCAACTGCCCCAACGAGTTAGGGAAAACGTTAAGGATACTTCTCACCACGACGAATAGCGCCATTATAGCGACGCGTCGGGAGAATAGCAACAACCATTTGAGTCTAAACTCAACTGATTCCCCTTCGTAGGAACAGTGGTGATAACGAAAGGAGATAGATAATGCCAAGGGATACGCAAAAGGGATACGACATCTACTTTGAGGACTTCCACGGCGACCTGATACCGGACGAACTGGCCAGCACCAGTGACACCGGCACTGTCACGGTCAACGTGGGTCTTACCGGGAACAAGGCGGTAGGCTCCTCCATCCTCCGGTTGGATAACTCCAACAACACTGACAACGACATGATTGAGGTGGACACGGGCCACACCAGCTACCGGGTCAGCGATGGTCACCTCTACTTTGAGGCCAGAGTTGCCCCGCATGATGTGTCTGTCATGGCGGTCAACGTGGGCTTCCACGATGAAACCACTGAGTCGGGCAACTCCCTGCCGGTGGAGCTATCCGGCACCACCTGGACTTCCACTGCCGGTGAGTGGATTGGCTTCGTCTTCGATGCCGACGCCACCACGGATAACTGGTACGTCTTCTGGGTGGATGACAACAACGACACCTCCGTGCTGGTGCAGGGCCGCTCCCCCTGGACGGAGACCCGCCGGGAGCCGCACATCGGCGGTGGTGGGGACAGCGTGTTCATGTACGACGAGTACGCCTACGGTGAGCGCAGTTCGGG